TCATAATAGATTGAGACATCACAACTTGGCCCGTGTTTTTTACGTTTGAGCCTACGGTTGTTCCTGTTGTATCTTTGATTGTACCGACCTTAATAGGGCCTGAAAAAGTAGTCGTACCCATGTTGTTCTCCTGTCGGGGTTAAGTCAGCCACGAAATGTGGCTGTCAGGGATACTAGCACAATACACTATACTAAACAAAAAGAAAGGGGCAACCGAAGTCACCCCTCTCAAACTAACGCCAGTGCCTAAATTAGGCTCCGGGTGAACCGTAGATACCCAGCGGGTCAGACACACCAAACGAATACCGCTCACGAGCCTTATAACGACTGTTGCCTGTGTCGAAATCACCATCCATAGAGGTAGCCATAGCTGCCCGTGTAAAGTGCTTCAGACCGTTGGGTACATCAGTCATCATAAACCATGCGTTTACATCTGTCAGGTAATGGTTGACAGCATAACCGCCGGGAATTGAGCCGTTAGCGCGTAGTGCGTTGATATCGTTGTCTGCAGTACCTACACGACCCTCGGTTTCCATCAGGCGTGTTGCAACAAATTGCAGTGCTGGTGGAATTACAAGTTTCTTAGGCTGTGCTGCAATCAACAAACCGCGCTCATCGGTCCAAGCTGCAATCTGAATAATAGCCGCTTCCAAGGAAGTTTCATTAAGGTCAGCTGCAACTGCAGGACGGTTTGAGTTTACGCCACCAGAAATCAGTGGGTGCGCGGTAGACATGAGCGTCTGACCATCACCGTAGGTTGGGCCAGCAAATCCAGTATTGAGGATGTTGGCAGCTTTAACCTGTTTGGTGTACGCCATAGCGCGAGCCAGTGCTTTAGTATAACGCGATGACAAAGAATCATACAGGTTATCCTCAATAGCTTCCTCAGTGATTGAGAAACCCATTGCCACTGTTTCGTGTGTATAGCGAGCAGTCCATGCTTCCTGTGCATTGTCATATTCGATGGCAGAGCCTTCGTCTTTAACAGGTGCAGCAGAAAATCCACTCAATTTCAGTTCTTCCTCGAAGGAACGATCTGAGGTTTCGGTTTCAAAGATTTCGGTGTGTTCTTCACCGTACTTTGCGTATTCCAGACCAAACAAGGCGTTTAGGCCGGGAAGCAGTTCTTTAAGTAACTGTGCGCGTGAAATAGCCATTGGTTATTCTCCCTTATACGCCGATTTGGCCGTTATAGCGATGATACCCAACGTTGAACTTAACGATAAGTTCAATGAAGCCCGTACCCGCAGCATTTGCAGTTTCAGGAACTACATCTACGACAGTTAGCGGAAGCGAGGTAGTGACGCTGTTTGCGAAACAACCCATGCGGCTATTACCCGTAGCAAGTACACCCGTATTTAGTACGAGCACTGCGTTCTTGGGTGGGCCTGCAACTGCGCGTGTTTTAAACGCTGGAAGCAACCCGCCAGCAGCGTTGTCTGCGGTAATAGCTGTTACACTTACAATTTTGTAAAGTGCGTTAGGGTCATCACTGATGTACGCAACAATGTCAGTCGCTACTGTGTTTGCTGGGTAGTGTTGACTGTACAATTCATAACCCAAAGTTGGGTCTGTGTACCGACAGCCCAAAAATACCCCCATTACGCCGGGAACAACAGCGTTTGCTGCTTGTCCTGCCATAGTGGAGATGATGACAGTGCCACCTGCCGCGAGTTGGACTACATCACCATTAAAGATAGATGTGTTATACCCGCTGGCAATTGGCATTTGTCGAGTCGCCCCTGCAAAGGGAAGACCTCCGATCAGATTTACCGGCTTCAGCCCGTAGGGGGCGTCAACTGTAGGATAAGCCATTATAAGCTCCTAAATTAAGTTCCTTTGCCAAAAGTAACCTTTGATTTGCGGTCATTAAATAACGGCATACGCGGGTCACTTTCTCTCATAAGGTTGTTATCCACGGATCGCATCTGCGCTTGTGTATGCTGAGAATAGTAAGCATTGCGCTCTTCGACCATTTCAGATGGAGCTTTACATAGCAAAAGACCGCCGATAACTACGTTTTCTTTAAACCGTTCTTGTTCAATAGAAACCATAGTAATTTCAGGATGATCTTTAGCCAGACATGGCTCCCAACCTTCTCTTAGTTTTGAGGAAACATTGGTGGCATCAATCTGCCCTTGTGTACTTACACGGACCCAATGAAAGTCATAGCCAGCCTCGGGATTTGGAGACGGTAAAGTCTCCGGGCGCGTCCACGCTTTTCTACGTACTTTTTTATCACGAGCATCAAGCTCACGGTCTAGGCGATTTTCAGCCATTGTTATTCCTCATATCTAATGCAACCTGTTTGGCGTACTGTTGTGGGGTTAACCCTAACCGTTTAGCGAGTTGGACTTGAGTTCTGGTCAAAGTCACTTTTTTCGGTGCTGTACTCCGCGTTGCGGGAGCAACCACTGATGTTTTTCGCTTCGGTTCAGCATCCTCGAAATTATCGGGGAATACTTGACGCATACGAGTATCTATCGTCTCGTAGTATTCATCGCTTTGCGGACTTACGCCCTGTTTGACAAGTTTATTATGCAACCCCAACGCTAAACTTGTCATCTCATCATCGGGACCGAACCACGAATTAGCCTTTTGCCAATCAGCGGCCCGAGTATCGACTTGTGGTGTCGGGGCGGATTCTGGTTGAGTCTGTACAGGAGTTTCTTCTTCCTGTAAAGCAGGCAACTTAAAATTTGCTAACTTATCAGCCTTTAGCTTGGCAGATGTTAACTTTTCTTGTGCTTCGAGTACAGCGTCTGAGTCACCGGATTCATATGCTGCCTTGTATTCACGTTTGGCAACTTCAGTTTCAGCGGCTGAGTTTTTCTTAGCTTGATCTAGTAACGCGCTTTGGTTCTTGTTGACGTTACCTTTTAGTTTTTTGTTTTCGTCCATAAGCTGTTGCGTGACTCGCTCAAGCTCTTGACTTTGCCTAAAAGCCTCTTCTTTAGCGCGGCGTTCATCGTGATAACCTTTGCTAAAGTGCTGGATTCGTTTGCGGACTTTTTCTGAATAGTCTTCCAGTTCCTCGTCAGTAACATCATCGGGGGGGTCTGACGCTTTGCGATTCCGGTCTTTTTTCGGAGTATCGTCAACCACCTCAATTTCAAGTTCGTCTTCAGCAGGGTCCACCTTACGCTTAGACTTATCCTTGCTACGCGTATCTTCCACAAAATCTTCTTTAGTTTTCTTGCCAGAAACGTCGATTTCAACTGAGCTAGTGTCTTCGATGTCAACAACTGTCGATTCCTCGTCTGGAAACTCAAATTCTACTTTTTGAAAAGCCATGATTATGCCCTCTGAATACCCGTGGGATCATCCACGACAGCCTCTATTGAATCGTCATTCATAAGTCGGTACTCAATACCCGCGATGGTAAATCTAGTACCCGAGTTCATGCGGAACATGACAAAATCACCTTCTTTGCACCAAGGCCCATCGGGAAAACGTTCTTTGTCTGCATACGCGCCAGCCCCCATATCGACCACTAAGCCGATAATAGACATGACATGATCCTGTTGTTTGGCTTTGTCAGTTTTAAGGATGTTTGTACCCTCAAATTTATCTTCAGGTTGTGGTAGTGCTACTAACACACGATATCCTGCAGGTCTTGGTAGCTGTAGTTCTAGTTCAGCATCAGTGAGGCGTTGTGCTTCGTGATCCCGCTCCATCTCTTCAAGTTGCATCGTTTTAGTAATTCCCATCGTCATCTTCCATATAGTTACGCGAGAGGTCTTCAACATACGATTTGCTGGCTTCGAGACCCCGAATTAAGCCAACAACTTCCCTATAATGCGCGTAGTCCTTAGACGAACCTGCGGTTAGGAAACTCTGTGCAGAGGATATGTCATCCTCGATTTTATCTTTCAGCACGTCAAAGACGGTTTTTGCCATGTTTAGCTATTATCTCCTTTTGGCTGTTGGGACTGCATCATTCGTGCAGTCTCAATACCAAGTTTATTACGTTCCGCACGGCCTGCTTGCTCTAATCGAACACCTTTTTCTTCCGCTTCGATAGCTAGTGATGCCTGATCAAGTTTGATTTTTTCTGCGTCCAACATGGCAGACGTAGCTTCTTTGGCCTTTTGCAGCTTCAGCTGTTCTTGCCGTATCTGCATGTCTGCTTGATCATTTGCCGCTTTGCGTTGTTCCTCGGCCTGTTTGATCTGCAGTTCAGCCTGTTTCATCTGGATGATTGGGTCTTTAGCCTGTTGTTGTGCTTTTTGCTGCGCTGCCTGCTTCTGATTAGCCTGTGTAAGCTGTTTGCCTGCGTCTGCAATCATCCTAGAAAGTTCTATTTCGATGGCTTCTGGCAGTTCTTCGTTCGGTGCAGGTAGCGGTACACCTAGTTTGGCTTCAATCTTCTGGCGGTACGAGAACCCTAAATGTTCAGCAACATGCGCTTGCAGTGAGGCCATAATCTGTTTTGCCTGTGGGTTCTGCCCAATCATCTGCGCCATCATCGGGTCTTGCATAAACGATGTATGCGTGGCGATGTGCGCTTCATGGTCTTGGTAGATAAATGCCTTCATCGGTTTGCCTATAAGTGCGGCCATATTCTCACTTACAGGGTCTGTAGGTCTGGCGTCATCTTTAGTTGGCACAAGTTTGTCAGCGTTCTTAACACCTAACACTTCAATCATCTGGCGATGCAGCTGTGGTAGATCATAAATCTGCGGTGCTTTTTCTGACATTTGCAGGACTGTTTGATACTGCACTACACGTTGCGCCATTGTAGAGCTGTTGGGGTCGCTTACAGGGATAACATCGACCATCATATAGTCAGCGCGCTTGGCTGTAACCTCGCCTCTGTGAGGCTGGTAGGCGTACTCTACGGGGGCATACTCAGCCATGATAGACTTGAGTAGCTTAAACTCCTGTTTCATAGAGTAGTGGACCCTAGATTGAACCGCAGCCATAGGCTTTAGTGTACGCTCTAGTAGGGCCAAGGTAGTGCCCACAGGGGCATTAGCTGACATATCCGAGATGTCCATATCACTAATGGCACCTAGTCTACGTCCTTCAGTCGTAATCTGATTCAAAAGGGCGAGAAGTGTTTGGCTAGGTTCTTTGTACGGTAGTGGCATAATGTTGTCACGGATGCTACCTGATGGTACGTCAACGTCTTTGAACTCTCCGGGTTCGATTGGTGAATCGTCTCCCTTGATACGAAGCCCACGCGATTTCAAACCGCCGGGAAGGTTCGACAGTGTTCCCGCGTCAACCAGTTGCCGTATCAAGGAAGTTCCAGCACGGGCGTACCCACCAATAATGTGAATCAATCCAAGACCATAGAAGCCAAATCCCGGCACATAAACATAGTGTACGAAGTGTTGGCGTTTGAGGGTGAGGGGGTCATCCTCCTCGTAGTTTCTACGGATTGCCAACACTTCGTCACTGCCACGCTCTATGGTGACGACATACGGACGAGCAATACCGTCTTCGTCATCCAATCCCTCAACCACAAGGTCAGCGTGGATTTCATACAGAGTATAACGGTCATCGTCATTTAACGAATAACCGCCTTCTTCTGCCTTTTTCTCTTCAATATCAGAGTGATACGGCTCCGGCTCCTCAAGGTCTATGGCCCTGTAGAACCCTGACACTTGCAATTTTGTAACTTCGTTTTGTGTCTTACGCATTATGTGCGTGACACGTTCTGCATGTTCAATAGTAGACGCACCGTACGGTACAATGACATCTTCTGCCGAAATATATAGGGCTACCTGCCGACCTAAATTTGGGTCGTAGTAGACTTTCTTAAACGATGATCCTGCTAGACCAAGGCTATATAACATACGTTCATGTTCGGGCCGATACTCCACCATGTTCTCGGTAAGTTCGTAGTTCATGTCAGCCTTGACACGAGCCGCCGCTTCTTCTTTTTCCTTAGTCTCACTACCAAGAATTTTAGTTTTTACCGGCCCTGCAGCGGGAAACGTTTCCGACATAGTTTCAGCTTGAAACCGAATGGCTGCTTCTGCTAGGACTGTAGAGTTAACGCCACAGGCACCTTCCCACGGTTGGGAACGCTCCTCGTATTTAAACCCAATAATGTCCAAACCTTTGACGTATGTTTCAGTCCAATCCTTGCGACTAGAAATGTCAGATTCTACGGACTCCATAAGGTCTTTAGACAATTTTTTTATATCGTCTTCGTCCATAAACTCGGCTAGGTTAGAATCAAAATCAGCACTACTGAGATCATTTCCGGGTATTAGAGTAATCTCCATACTACCGTCAGCCAACGTAATCTCTTCGGGATCAATAACTTCGATCTCCAGATCAGGAATGTCCATTTCTTCCACGCCGTCTAAACCACTGTCTAAACCTAGTGGAGCAGCGTATAGCCCTTTTTCAATAGCCATGTATCACCTCTAATAAAACCCGCCTCGGCGTTGTTTCCAGTATCGCACATCTTCAGGTTCGTCAGAAGGTAGACGTATAAACCCTCCCTGCCTGAAGCGCATAAGGGCCATAACCATAGAATCCACAAGGTCATCATTGCTCATAAACGGAAATCCTGCAACCTCTTCCACAACTTCTTCTGCCCACCGTGTCTGCGGCACCCAACATAGACCCGACGATATTATGTCAGCTACAGCGTTTAGGCGCGCTGTCTTATCCCCCGACCCTCTGTGTGGCGTATACTCTGACACTGGCAAACCCATACGCCGCATTTCTTGGTACAACGCGGTGCCTGAACTTTTCTTTTCCACAATGAACGAGTCGGGTTCCCAATCATTGTATTCTTCCATAGCAAGTGTTTTAAGTTCTGGAAACTCCATACGCTGTTTTATGCTATTTAACAATATAATATTGTACGCGGTGGTCTCTTCGTTCATAAACACGCCCCACGTAGTAAGGGCTGTATAGTCTGCACGGTTATGTTTCTCGGCTGCGGCATCTAGCGACATGATAACATATTCACAGCTGGGCGGTTCTTCCAAGGTCCACTCGTTCCACCACTCACGTTTAACAATCGCTGCTTCTTCTGCCGTAGGTTGTTGCTGGTACTGCGAGTTCCATTGGAACGTAGGCATAGAAGCCTTGGTACGCAGCAGGGCTTCAAGGTCAAAAAACTCAGGCCACAGCGGTTTTTCGGTGATCTTCTTAGATTTTTTATTCTTAACTTCGATTATGGCAGGAAATTCAATCACGTCATACTGATCGGAGCGGTCATTCTGTGCCATGTCCCGTGTAACACGTCCTGTCAGGTCATCTAAATGCCAACGTGTCTGGATAATAGCTACCCGACCTCCGGGCATTAGCCGTGTTCGCGCTCCAAACGTGAACCACTCGTACGCTTTGTCGAAGACTTCAAAGTTTCCGTTGATGACATCCTGCTCAGAATGGGGATCATCAACAAGCAAGAGATCAGCACCCCGACCAGCAAGAGCAGCACCAATACCGCAAGCATAATACTCACCTCCAACATTTGTGTTCCACCGTCCTGCCGATTTGCTATCCTGCGCTAGTTTTACTGTAGGAAATATAGACCTGTAGTCATCTAAGGCTATTAAGTTACGTACTTTACGACCAAAATCTACCGCAAGGTCAGTCGTGTGAGACACCATCATGACTTTTTTATCTGGGTTGCGACCTAAGAACCAAGCAGGGTAGAATATAGAAACAAGTTGCGATTTACCGTGACGTGGAGGGATGTTTACGCAGATACGATCCTTTTCGCCACGCTCAATAGCCATAAGCATGTCCGCTAGGATGCGATGGTGCTTGCCCACAATGTAATCAGGTTGCATCAACTTACAAAACTCAATTAAATCGTCGTACGCACTGGCATTTGCAGTTCTAGTATTAAGCTCATCGACCATACGGTCAATTTCTAAGGCTTCTTCGGGACTAAACGCGTCTAAATTAGCCAGCATCAACTCAATGTCTTCTGCTGTGAAGTCTAAACCCTCAGTCATCGTCAAAGTCTATGTCTGACGCGTCTAAAATAATAGCGTCTTCTGTCTCAGGTTCAGGATTTACCAGTTTCGTCAGCTTACCGCGCAGTCTTTCTTTAATATCGTCCGTGGTCTGGTGCGTTATGGTTACTTCAGACTTCTCTGCGAACAATCCTACGTCTGAAATCTTACCCATAAGCTCCAAAGCGCGCATACGGACACGCGGATCAGGATTTTCTGACTCAATAATTAATTTATTCGTGACTAAGTTGCGTAGTTGCTTAGAAGATTCAACCACAGAGTGATTAAACTCGGTAAGTATGTCGTTTGTTAACCGTATGGACGGTGGTGTTAGGGCTGCGGCTCTCGGGTTGGTAACTTGTTGGGACGTTTTAATTGGGTCTTGGGCATACGACGTGGCAAGTGCAGCCGCAACGTCCTTATCCTCGGCGTCAGGGGTTATGTCTAGGCCATGATCTTCTAGTTTTGTAACTGTTTCAGCTAGGGCAGCGGTGCGCTCAGACAAATCTAACTTGCCAAGATCGTCCTCTAAGGACACGCCTAGTTCTGGAGTGACGTTCAAAGTCATAATGTACCGCAGGTTGTTAACCGATAACATAATAATAGAGTACAAAAAATTTTTAACAAGGGGTTTTAAAAAGGGGTGGGGGGTTCCGAGAATCAGCATGGGCGAGTTTACCCCGAACGAAAAATAGAGGGATTATTCGAGTGTATTAGTAATGTATAGGGTAGCGCGGAGTCCCAATGTGTAAGTCGGGGGGTGGGTAGGGGGTATGGTCGGCCATTTCAGGTTTTCGGGCAGCTGCCCGAAAGTGTCGGATCGTATCGGATCGTGTCGATTCTTGCGCAGTCCTATTGCCTAACACGTTATGACATGGCATAAAGGTTCTATCGAAGCGGCCAACAGCGCAATAA